CAATTTTATATCGTTGGCACAAATGTCGTGGGACTCTATTCCGTTAATCGTGTTAGAAATTGGTGCGATCACAATCACTGAGAATTTCTCAAGTGTCTTCTGATAGTACAATTCCCCGAATTGGTTTACTGTGTTAAAATCTGTACCACTATTTCTATCTTTTGAAATCTGTCTGCCGTCACCATCTGGAAGGATAAACATATAGTATTTGTTTGCGCTTTGCTTAGTATACGCGCTATCGATATGATCCATTGTTATCTCAGCAACAATTCTAGAACCGTTTGTGTCAAGAACAGTTATGTTTCCTGTTGCTGTAAAATCTGCAAAATCAGAAACCGCTATTTCAAACTCAGTCGTTGAGTTAACATCTGTGATTTCATAAGTTCCGTTATATCTCGTTAAGTTCTTCTCTGTAAGAATCGGAGTACCTATATCTGGTGTAACAGCATCAAACGGAACTTCATATGTAACTGTTTTATTGCGTCTGTCAGATGTCTTTAAATCTTTAATTCCGTTATAATCAGCTTCATTTGCTCCGCTGATTTCAACAGTTTCATTGAAAGGGATTGTTATATCTGAGATATATTGATTAACTGCCGTTGCTATTCCATTTTCTGAAGTTAGTGAGATTATAGGATTCGGAAACTCAACGCCATCAACTAAAACCTCGTCCCCAATCTGTAATCCGTGTGAAACTGTAGTAGTTATTGTTGCTGTTCCAGATGCTACAATATAAGAAGACGAAGAAAACCACTCACTAAAATAATTAGTGTGAAGCGGTAATTCTTTTCTCAATTGTTGTTCTATCTCAAGTATTCTCATTTAAGATTGTCCATAACTGAATCACGCATTATTTTTAAAAAGTCATTTTTGTTTTCGTCATGTGCCATTTTTAAGAAAGGATTACGGCCTTGATCCCTTTTAAGTGGACTATCTGCTTTCTGTAAAAAACTAGCATATTTCATCTTAGAACCAAGACGCATCTTAAATCCTGTGATTCTATTCTGAATCGATCGCCTTAATCTACTTGTCTGATTTGCGGGATAACTTCCTGGTTGTGACGCTCTTGTATTTCGTCTCAATCCTGCGTTGTAGTATCGTGCGCCTGTTTTAGGCGCGCTAAGAATTCCTTGCTTTGCTGATTTAGTTAAACCAGCTCCAATCTTTTTAAATGCTAAATTTATACCGTTGTGTATAGTTCTTTGATCTAATGCCCTTGTCATGCTTGCAGACATTTCAGATATTTTAACATCTACACTAATCATACAAATGAACCTTCCTTAGTAGAATCGCCGCGCTCAGTTGTTTCTATTTCTTGAAAGCGATTCATTCCGTCAATGTTTTCAATTCCGGTAACTCTGAAACATTTACCATTAAATTTAATCGTGTTATTTTTCTCGACTGATATTCCGTATCTAATTCTGAATAGATGAGTTAGCGTTGTCTCAACATTAATGCCATCAAACGTGGCTGTTTTTGTTTTTGTTCTAACGCTTGCTGGGATGTTTGTTTTATCTGTTAAGTCCATAGTGTAAGAAATATCATTAGGCACAATTCCACGATAAATAATGTCTATTCGCTTATCAAGACTACCGACACAAATTCTTCGCTTAGTATTTCCTATGATCTTACATCGTGCCATTAATCAGCCTTTTCTGTTTTCTTCTTAGCTTCTTTTTTTGGTACTTTAAATTCTTCAAGTTTACCAATCTTAACAAGTTGATTTATCTCGGCATCTGTTAGAACAAGTTTAGAAATAACTCCTTTAACTTGCTTCTTACCTTTCCATGTAAAATTTACTTTATTTTTCATCCCTAAATCTCCTCAATCTTATATTTTAAATAAACGCTCTTAATAACTCTAGGAACGCTTGCGATATCACAGCAGTCACCTCGATTCTCATACATAAAGCAAACGTGTTGCAACAGTGCATTCTTCAAGTCTGCTAGTTCAGCTGTCCAGTCTGCTTCAGTAGTAATATAACCCGCTTTAAAGTCAATTGAAATATTTTGCGGTCTATTTGGTCTTAAATTTGGATAATCATATTCAGCATCAAATTGAACCAAAGAATAAAAAGGATCTTCAATTATAAAGTAATCACCTGAATCAACTGTTTGCTCATTTGAATCATCATCAAAATATTTGACGGAAGTAATTGAAACCAAAGGTGATTTTCTTAATTCGTAACAGTAACACCATAGATTACGGAACGTGCGAAAGTCTTTAATCATTAAAGTTCGTCTTGAAATAGCATCAAAGCAAGCAACCGCAGAATTGATAAGCGTTGTTAAGTATTCGTCATCAGTCACATCACCTATCAAGTGATCCAAATGACAAGCTTTTTTAACCTCATCAAGATCAATAGGAATGTTATCATTACCCGTAATTATTTTATAAATATCTTGAGTTATGCAATTAGCCATTATTTATCCCTTTTAGCATACTTGCGTTTCTTCTTAACTTTTGGCGCAATAACTTTTGTTTCCATTGGTGCAATAGCTGGCTTTTCTTCGACAAGTTCTTTTGCAATCTCTTCTTTTTCTTTCTCAATGTATGAAGACAATTTAGCCTTACCGCTTCCAATAAGATTCTTACAATCTACTTCATCTAAATCATACTCTTTACCATACACAAGAAAATCAACTTTATGCAAGGACACTCTATATTTAACGCTGTCTATCATTGTTATTTTCATATTATACCCTTTTTATAAAGAGAGGCACACCTATAAAAGCGTATGCCTCGATGAGGAGGAAATTAGCTAACTGAAACGCGAGTAGTATCTGAATGACCTAGATTGATCGTTGACATAACAGAAACAGATACCGAGGCTCCAACTGTCTCATATCGAGGCTGCACATAACGCTTAGTCCGTACAAATCCGATATCTGTAACGCCTACGGCTGATTGAGCGGTAAGACTACCAATCAGACGGGCATCTGCAATAGCAACACCGCCACTCATTCCTGAGTCATCAGATTCCTGTATGTCTTTAATTGCAACAGTTCCAACAGAATAATCAGTTGTTATAAGCGCAACCTGTCCAGATTCAAAATCTTTTGTGTCTACAATCTCACCCGTGATAACTTCAGCAGTTGTAGAGGCTGTTTTATCCAGCGCAAGAACTGGTTTGACCGCATGGTATAAATCTTTATGCATTTTTAATGCTCCTTAATCAAGGGGCTAATTAAAGCCCCGTTTATATTTTATTTACTTACGACTTTACGCTAAGAATCTTAAGCGCGTTACCCATGCGAAGACGACCATCATTTCTACGTCTTAGACGATAAGTGACATTTTGCCCACTCGTAACGTTGTCAGTGATTAGAGAGAATCCAACGCGCTGAACAAGTCTATACGCTTCGTTAAAGTCTCCGAAAATAACTGCATCATTTCCACCGGTTGAAACGTCTTGAATTCCTGAATCAAATACAACAGGCTTTCCTAGGATGTTCATTCCTACACCATCACCAGAGAAGAAGTTAATCTGATTCATAATGTTAAGTTGACCAGCTCCATCAGTTGCACTTAGCAGACCGAAGAAAGTTTCACGGCGCATTGCATAAGCAGAGTTGTTGTGGTATGGATCACTTAGAGCAGCAGGTAGAAGCGTTATCAGGTCTTCCCATGAAATAGCTGTTTGTGCCGTTCCTGTAACGCGCTCGATCTGATTCCATCCTGTTCCAGAAGCATAGTCTAGAATTCCTTTAGGACGATTAACACCATTACCAAGTAGAATCTGAGCACCCGTTTGTCGAATCGCACCTTCTCTAGCTTTACCGATAATGTCAGTCTCAACATTAATCAAAGCATCTTCAAGTTCAGAGCGAGAAACGGCAAATTTAAAGATTTGCTCAGTCGCATTCCAAGTAACATGTTTGTAGTTTGGAACGTGCTCTTCAGGGTCAGAGTTTGCCAACTCATTCATGTATTCCCACGAATTATAATCAGCGTAATCAATCGACTGGTGAAGAGTTCCAGTTGAAGTGTTCTTGATGTTGATAAGACCTAGAACACCTTGAACATCAAATTTCTTATTGATAATTTCTTGGTCGTAATCAGGAACGGTAAGATATCCGCCTTCCGTGGAAACAATTGTATTAACAACTGATTTCTGCTCTTCAGTTAGGCGTGACTCACCTTTAGTAAGAAGGGCATCGTAAGTTTCTTTTATAAGTTTTGCTTGGCTTGAATCAAAATCATTTGTGTGAGCTGTGCAATTACGCATAACAGCGTTAAAGCGGTTTACGTTTTCAGCATAAAGACCTTCCTCATCTGAAACATTAGCTTTAC